ACCGGGTGACGGTGTAGGTGGAGGAATTCTACAACCGTTTTATAAAAACCGTTGGAGAATTAATTTTAAACTTGGTGGAACCAATACTAGAAGTTTAACTGCAATGGCAATAACAGCAGAAAGACCAAAGGTTGAATACGAAGAAATACAGCTTGACAGATACAACTCAAGAGCATTTCTACAAGGTAAGTATACGTTTCAACCTATTTCAGTTGTTCTTGAGCCGGATATTGGTGGAGAAGTTCATCAAGCTATTATACGACAAGCAGAGCGTCAACAAAGATTGATTGGTCCTCAAGCTGGGCCGTTTCTTGGACAAGCAATTTCTGGTCAGGCTTATAAATTTGCGATGGACCTCGAAATGTTAGACGGTGATCATACACCGGGTGCTCCACTAGAAACATGGAAACTTGAAGGTTGTGCTTTAAATAACTTTGATTTTGGAGATTTGGATTATCAAGCCTCCGAAACACTTAAATTGTCACTTCAAATTCGTTATGACCATGCTTATCTAGTAGTTACTGGTACCGAACAGAAAGCTACTGGTGGTCCTAACCCACTTTAAACTAAAAAGCACTTCATCCATAGTGTGAAAAGCCCAGAGAATTTCTCTGGGCTTTTTTATAAATAAAACAAAGGTAGACAGCTATATATTGATGATTGAAAAAATAAAACGGGAACAGCCTCCACAGGTTTTCAATTTTTTGAAAACTGATTTAGAACCACTATATCATTATAGTGATTTTGAAAGTGCTGATCTGCCACGAAAAATATCAAAAGGTATGATATTTTTGGAACTTTTAACAGAGGTTTATAAAACTAATAATAATAATATATTAATGGAACACCTTAGAAAAATAGTTCCACATCAATTGATAGATAAATTTGAAAAGGCGAATACTGAAGAGGAAAAAGCCAATTTTGTTTTACAATGTTTAAGTTGCAAAACTTTTGATAAACAACTAAAAAGGTCTCTTTGTAAAAATAAAAAAGCTAGAAAATATGCTATTTTTAAAAAGCTCATGGTAAATATTTACGATGAAGTACTTGATGGAACTTTTGAAAGAAAGAAGTATTGGGATTTAATACCCTACATTAATAAATTGATTATTATGATGAAGAGGGAGAAAGACTAATGGCTGCTGGATTTCCATATCCAAATTTATTTGATGGTACACTTGATGGTACAACAGATATAAATGATAAATTTGCTTCTACAGAATCTCCTAAACTTAAGTTTAATTATTTTACTAGGTTTATATTTCGACAAAATACACCTGATAGACAAAGCTTGGGGGGATTGACTTTAGATAGTAATTGGTTAGCTCTTAAACAGACAGGACGTTTAACTCCAGTAATAAATTATCAAGATGTTAACTATTATGGTTTTAGAACCAAAGTCGCTACAAAAACAGATTATTCAGTACTTAATATGACTATGTATGATGATTCTGCAAACAGAGCACATTCTATTGTAGATGCATACATGCAAGCAGTAAGTCCCCTAGCACAAGAAGCGCCAAACCCTAATTCAGTTACTAATTTTCAAACAATACAAGCGTTAGAAAATGGTAATGAGTTGGGAGTAATTGAAGAAATAAACGTTCTTCATACAAGTATAAACCAAGATACCATATATCGTTTTTACAATCCGAAAATAACCAACATATTAATGGATGAGTTAGATATGACAGTTTCTGATGCTAGTACAATAACCATGTCATTCGTCTATGATGGTTATCAAGTGTTTAAATTTTAAAACACTTGACAATTTTGTCTATAAATATCAACGATCAATCAGAAAGACTTGAAAAGGATAATTATGAAATTACAAGCAATACGTGATGAAGTCATTGTTAAGAAAATTGTTGAAAAAGAAACAAAGGGAGGAATTGTTTTACCTGATTCTGCCCAAAAATGTATGAAAGCAGAGGTTTTATCAGTAGGGAAAAAGTGTGATAAACACGGCAATGAAACAAGTCTAGAAGTTGAAGTTGGGGATACTGTTATTTTTCCTAATGGTACTGGTCGAGTTCTTGAATACGATGATGAAACTTTTCTTATGCTTAAACAAGAAGATATTTTAGGCGTTCTTATGGAAGAGTGAGATGTCAAACAAATGGGTGCAAGGATGGTATACAGTTAAACGTCCAGATAAATATTTGGGTGATCCTAACGATGTCCGTTACTTATCCTCGTGGGAATTAGATTTTTTTAAATTTTGTGACAATAATCCTAATGTTATAAAATGGGCATCTGAAGAAATAAAAATACCTTATGCTAAACCTGATCCTAAAACTGGTAGAGAAGTATTTTCTGTTTATTTTCCAGATGTATTTTTGGTTTATAAAGATAAAAAAGGTAAATTAAGAAAAGCTTTAATAGAAATAAAACCTCACAAACAAACCCGAAAAAGTAGAGCTAGAAAACCTGTTAAAAAAATTCAAGAAGAATATACTTATATTGTAAATCAATGTAAGTGGAAAGCTGCGCAAGAATGGTGTAAACAACACGATATAGAATTTCGTGTTATCACTGAAAAAGATCAATTTTTTTAACCCCTTATTATTCTAAAGTGATCTTCTTCCCGTTATTTTCTTTGCTTTTTTATAAATAATTACATAAAACAACAAGAGATGAATACATGAGTAAAAATAATAAGATAGACGAAACCGCAGCGGCAGGTTCAGTCGGAGCACACTCTGTTGCAGTTAGATTTGATTCAAAAGATCGTGATGGGTATCCTACTAAAAAACGTGCGGGGAACTTTTTAGATTTTATGCAGAAAAATAATAAAAAGATTGCAAACGGCCTTAACATGAAACCTATAAAGACACCATATAATATCACTCTAAATGAAAACGTATCTTTGGATCAAATTTATTCTAAGTTGAGTGGTATTCAGAACCAGAGTCGAATGCAAGATGATAACACTGAAACCTATGGTGTTGAAGACGATGATGGCAATTTGATGAAAATAACGGTTCGTGGAAACCAGCAAGAGGAATTTGAAGCTGCACTAGCCAGAGAATTAGCAGAAATAGAAGAATATAAAATGACTGGTAGAGGCAGTGGTGGAAACGTATCCATGGCTGAACTTCTTTATAATTTAAAACAAGACTTTGACATTGTAAACGTAGAGTTTCCAGAAATTCCCCAAGATAAAGTTTATAACGCCGATAAGGTTTCTGATCCTGATGAGTTAGATACTGACCTTCCTGATCCTGAGAAAAACGTTGGAAATGCTGAAACTGGTGATGAATCAGAACTCGATGATTTAGAAATGGGAGGAAATGAAGAAGAAGAAGAAAAAGAAGAAGAAACTGAGGACGAAACGGATGATTTAAAAGACGAAGAAGATCTTGGACAAGATTTCAGCGAAGAAGACGATGATGAAAGCATGTTGAAAAAAATTGTAAACATGTTCGCATCTGAAGCTGAAGCTAGAAGAGCACAATATGAAGCTGAAGCTGAAAAATCTCGTGCAATGCAAGCAAAATATTCCATGATGGCAGCAAAGGGTGAAGCTGAAAAACAAGAAGATATCATGAGAATGGAACAAGAAATGGAGGCTCAAAAAAAGAAAGAAAAAGAAGCTAAAAAAATGGCAGATTTAGCCCGCTTCAAAATGAATGGTGGTGTAGCAGAAAACTTTAAAAACACCAGTTTTGGAGAATTTATGGTTAATTTAATGGAGTTGGATGATTTAGATAGTGAAACAACTTTACGCTTACAACGCAGAGAAGCTCAAAAAATTGATGATCCTGTTGAAAAAAGATTACGAAACCAATCATTACAAGCTGATAGAAGATTAGTTAGACATCGTAAACAAAAAGAAAAAGAACAGCAGGAAGAAGAAGAGCGCAGAGAAAGAGAAGAGCGTGATCGTAACAGAAACAACAATGGGGCAGGTCGGGTATGAAAATTGAAGAAGTAATGGAATTTGTTGAGTTAATTGAAGACTCTCTAGAAGAGTATGATGCACTCAATGAAAAAACAGGATCATTAACACCAGATATTAAGAGAGGGAGAGACTCTAGGAAAATATCAAGACAATTTAAAAGATACGGTAACAAATATGAAAGACAATATCGTTGTATGAGTGGACCTAGAAAAGGAAGATTGGTTAAAAATCCTCAGAAATGTGGTGTTCGTAAAGACCCCAAACAAGTTCGTGCCGGGAAGAAAGGGTCCAGAATAAGAAAAGGTCAACGTGTTAGAAAAACTAAGCTAGCTAAAAGACGACCCAATTCTCAAACGGTACAACGCTGGAATAAACGGTTAAGAGGACAAAATTAATAATGTTTGAAGAATTCAAAGCACCTGACAGAACTCAACCGATGATCAGTTCCAAGAAAATTTTCTTGGCTGGAAGCATTGATATGGGAAGTGCCGAAGATTGGCAAAGTAAATTAACTAAAGAGTTAAAAATCATTGGAGAAAAAGGAAACAAAAATATTACAGTCTTCAACCCTCGCCGTGATGATTGGAATTCATCATGGTCACAAGAAATAAACAATACACAATTTTTTGACCAAGTAATGTGGGAGTTAGATCATATTGACGATTCAGATTTAGTGATTGTTTATTTTGCAGAAGATAGCAAGTCACCGATTACATTGTTGGAATTGGGTAAAGTATCTGAAATGAAAGATAAAAAGATTCTTGTATTTTGTCCTAAAAAGTTTTACCGAAAGGGCAATGTTGATATAGTATGTTATAGGAAAAAAATACCGGTATTTGAAAAGCTTGAGGATTT